GATCATACTCTGACATAACGTTCTCCTTGTGTTGGCTTCCCTAGGGTCAATCAAACTTTACCGCTTGGTCAAATATAAACGTGCTTTGTCCAGTTTTAATCAAAGTTATGCCTTAATTTTGTGCGGTCTTCGTCAATATCTGCCCAATATTTTAACATTAAAATCGGACACAATTATCCATGTCGCAGAAACGTCGAACAGATAAATCCAGCACGACTGCAGCTGTCCAAGGTTTCGCGGGTATGATGTCTGATGTGCCGTTACCTGATGGGATCGAACTGCGAACAGATTTAGAGCGTATAATCTGGCATCAGTTTTCACGCGCCCGCGCACGCGAAGATTGGCGCGATATGGATCTAATCTTGCTGGCTAAAATAGTGCGCATGGAAGCCGATATTCGTACTGCTCAAACAGAGTTAGACGAAGTCGGAATGATGGTCGAAAACAAGCGTGGGACACCAATCCCTAATCCGCTGTTGTCGGTCATTGATACACTCGAACGAAGGCAGCTTGCGGTCATTCGCAGCATGTCCCTCAACCAAACTGCTTCCGATCCCCGAACACTCAATGGCTTTGCAAAGCTAGAAACGAAAGCACGTTCAGCGATTGCAAAGGTCGAAGCAGACGATTTGATCGCTAGGCCGCAGTAAGTTAATCTCCGCCGAACTCAAAGCTAGCATACAGTTCACAAGTGAAAGTATTACTTTTGGGAGCTAACTTATCGCGTAATGGGATCACTTCTCTCTTTGCCCATTCGTCAACAATTTTAAAATCTTCAACAGACTGAGCTGTTAAATAGGCAGTATGCCTACACGGATCAGCGACATCTGTGGCAATTTCGACGGTAAACTTATCACTTAGCTTTCCATCAAATTCAGACCATTTTTGCTTAAGTATAATTATAAACATTTCACACTCTTGAGCATCTTTAAATGTGTTCGTTATTGTTCGTCTGATCTCTGGCATGAAAGTGTTCCTTACTGTCTGATAGGAAGATACCATAAAAATGACGACACGCGGAGAAAAGGTTTGCCAGTTCATCGAACGCTACTGCTTGATCCCAGAAGGTAGCAAAGTTGGCCAGCCGATAAAGTTGTTAGACTTTCAGCGTAAGTTTGTTCTCGACGTATACGATAATCCAGCTGGCACGTCCCGCGCTTATCTTTCGGTGGCTCGGAAAAACGGTAAGTCGGCACTGATTGCAGCTATCGTCCTTGCTCACTTGGTGGGGCCAGAGGCCAAGCAGAACAGCCAGATCATCAGCGGTGCGCGGTCACGCGATCAGGCGTCTTTGGTTTTCAAACTTGCTGAAAAGATGGTCAGACTGTCGGATGAGCTAACAAAAATTGTGCGTATTGTCCCAAGTCAGAAGTCATTGGTCGGTTTGCCCTGTAACGTTGAATATAAAGCAATCTCTGCTGAAGCGGGGACCGCGCATGGCTTATCCCCTACCTTAGCCGTGCTTGACGAAGTCGGGCAGGTGCGTGGTCCTCACGATCCGTTCGTGGAGGCTATTGAAACGGCGCAAGGTGCGCATCATCAGCCCCTGTTGATTGCCATCAGCACCCAAGCCGCCACGGACGGTGACCTATTCTCATTGTGGTTAGACGATGCCGCAAACTCAGCTGATCCACGTATCGTGTCGCATCTCTACACCGCGCCAAAAGATTGCGAACTGTCAGACCGCAAAGCATGGGCGGCTGCGAACCCCGCTATGGCGCAGTTTAGATCACAAACAGATATTGAAGACTTTGCTGCACAGGCCGAACGGCTCCCAGCAAAGGCCAACAGTTTCCGTTGGCTATACCTTAACCAACGGATCGAGGCGCAATCGCCATTCCTTTCTCGGGCAGAGTGGGAGGCCAACAACGCGTCTCCCAACGTCGAGCACGGAGATTATTGCTTCGCAGGATTGGACTTGTCAGCTAGCCGTGACCTCACGGCTCTCGTTTTAGTTTTTCCCAAAGCGGACAAGTTTCACATACAGCCTCATTTTTTCCTTCCGTCTGATGGGCTGCGTGATAAATCCCAAGCGGAGAAAACGCCTTATGATCTTTGGGCCGACGAAGGATTTCTGCACACAATAGATGGGCCAGTCATTCAGCCTGCTGTTGTGGCACAGACCGTTGCGGAACTTGCTGAAACTTATGACCTGCAATTGCTTGCGTATGACCGCTGGCGCATCAACGATTTCCAGCGCGAGCTGGATAACATTGGTGCGCAGATACCGATGAAAGCATTCGGGCAGGGGTTTCGTGATATGTCGCCTGCGGTAGATAAATTGGGACGCTTAGTTGCGGAACGGAAGTTACACCATGGCGGAAACCCGATCTTAAACATGTGTGCGGCGGGTGCAGTTGTGCAATCCGATCCTGCTGGAAACAGAAAGCTGCACAAAGCAAAAAGCTACTCAAAAATCGATGGGCTAGTTGCTCTTGCGATGGCGTTAGGGTGCATGAGTGCGGACGATTTAATACAGCCGACGTCGCCGTGGGATGATCCAGACTTCAAGTTGGCTGTTTAGTGTGGACAGAGCAAAACGAGCATCGTGACAAAATCTAATTTACCACCAAGCATTGTAACATCTAGCTTTTTGGCTCTGTCATCATTTAATAGCAATACGGAGTTGACCATGTACACGGTGTCACTGCTGTAATGCGCCCAGTACCCACCACCTAAATCTTCTTTTAACAAAAGGTTAAAAATTTGTGGTGCTTGGTTGGGCATGCTTACTGCCAAAGTATCTTCATTAACGGTTAAGAACACATCACCTGTTGGGAGAGCGTCACCTGCCATTTTTTGGGTTCACCGTCTGCTTCGTAGAGCATCGCGCTCTGCATTTCACAAGTGTACGATCTTGCGGCGGCGGTTTGGCTTACTGAAATCAACGCAAGCACGAAAAATAAAATCAATCTCATTATAAACTCCTTAAGCACAGGAAACCACACCATGGGTCTGTTTGACAACTTTTAAGACGGGAGCGCAGACGACTTGATACAGCGGACGTTGCCGTGGCATGATCCTGACTACAAGTTAGCAGTTTAATTGTTGTTAAACATGCGTCGCTAGGTACCAAACAAATATTGGTAATTCAGGAAACAACACAATAAATGCCAAGGCAAAGCGTTGCAATCTTGGATTAGTGAAACTCTGCGTATTAGCTAAATCTAATAGCCTAACAGTGCGCAATTTCTGCGTTATAAAAGTCAATGGGCTGCCTCAATTTATATTTTTTATTTTTTTCTGATTAGCACATTTTTGTACTTAAATCATATCTATAAAAATTTGAGAAAAATGTATGTGTTGTTGCAGCAACAGCAAGATCGACGGACTGGTTGCGCTTGCAATGGCGTTAGGGTGCATGAGTGCGGACGACTTAATACAGCCAACCTCGCCGTGGGATGATCCAGACTTCAAGTTGGCTGTTTAGTCTTCCGTAGGCCGTTTGAAAATCCAGTTAATAAGTAAATTGCCAATCAATCCAAAGGCTACGATTATCGCAATCGTGATGCCGAAACTTGAATAGAGTTCAGAGCGATTTGTTTCGTCGATCCCTTGCATCATAACTACACCGCCAAACGGCAGAATATATGTGAACACAAGGTATGCCCACAACGCAACAATCAAGGCTCTGCGCAGAATTTCCATAGATCAAGGAAACCACAGCATGGGTCTGTTTGACAACTTTAAAAAAGCTGAGGCGCGGTCACTCGAAAACCCAACTGTGCCTGTTTCGGCAGACAACTTTCTGCACCTGATGGGCTGGGGAGACTTCCATTCGACGTCAGGTGTGACGGTAAATATTGACACTGCCCTTGGTGTTCCTGCTGTTTGGGCAGCGGTCAATTTTATTTCAGGCACCTTGGCCAGCTTGCCGCTTGAGGTGTATCGCGGAAACGAGCGTGTTACTGACGGTATTGGCACGTGGCTTAACCGTGCAATCAATCCAACGACATCATCGTTTCAGTGGCGCAAGTACAGCTATGAGCAAACCTTAACAGGTGGACGCTCAGTTACTCTTATACTTCGTAATGGTCGCGGTGATGTTACCGATCTCGTTCCGCTTGATCCTGCTGATCTGCATGTTCAAGAAGTTATGACGTCGGAGTTTCCAACAAAAACTTACCGCAGTAAAAGCCGCGTCTATCAAGCCTCAGAGGTCATTGATCTGACCTTTATGCAGAAGCATAATCAGATCGATATACGTGGCCCGATCATGGCCAATAAAGACATCATTGGTTTGGCTATTGCATCAGCCCGCTATGGCTCCAAAGCCTTCCAGTCTGGTGGCATTCCGCCAGCGGTACTGCAAGGGCCATTTCAAAGCGGTGCAGCAGCTCAGCGGGCGTCCGAGGATGTCGTGGCAACGACTGCGAAGCTAGCGCGGGAAGGGCTGCCAGTCATGGCTTTACCTGCAGGTCACGAACTACGATCTGTTGGGTTCTCCCCAGAGCAGATGCAGCTTTTAGAGTTGCAGCAATTCTGTATCGAACAAATCGCGCGTATCTATTCATTGCCGCCAGTTTTCATCCAAGATTTGAGCGATGGAACATACTCCAATGTGGAGCAACAGGATTTGCATTTCGTAAAGCACACGCTGCGTCGGTGGATTGAACAGACAGAACAAGAGATGAACCTGAAACTATTTGGCCGTGAGAGTGACATGGAAGTCCGCTTTAACGTGGATAGCCTGCTTCGCGGTGACCTTAAGACCCGTATGGAAGCCCACGCGACTGCAATTCAGAACGGCATTAAAACACCGAACGAAGTGCGCGAAAAGGAAGGCTTAGAACCTTTACCTGCTGGCGATGATTTGATGATCCAAGGTGCAACAGTACCGATTTTAAGCCAAGAAAATGTGGGTGAGGAAGTTTCTTCGTAGCCAACGTTAACAGGAGCCTCACCCCAAGTTCAAACAACAAATAGGGAGTATGTTGTGCTTAATTGTACGGCTTGGTTTTAAAATGAGATCAATAACTACACTGCGACACAATGGCAGTGTGCCAATGCGTGAGCTGACACGGTGGAGTGATCAACCCACGCAAAGGCAAATATAGGACGGCTTTCGCCGCACCATATAAGTCTTAACGACTTAAATTTCTAAACATTTAGAGGAACATAATATGGACAACCGAGAAAGTCGGCAGTCTGCATCTTTTGAGGTGCGGGCTATTGATGATGCGACGGTCGCCGTCGAAGGTTACTAACGCGGATGCCGTAGGAGGATGGCGGTATACTTGGACCACTTGGGGATACACTAGGACATCTTCTGGATTGTCGGTTCAGCAGAGGCCGCCATCCTGTACTGATTATTTAGCACAAAACATACCATTTGTAAAAAATAAGTGAAAAGACCGACCTGCTAACGGCATCGCAATGCTGGTTATGGTGCTGACACGGATGCCTTAAAACCCGCTTCCACCACCGACATCGTTGGGCCAAGATTGTTTGCTTAAGTCAACGTTTTCTCTATTCGATGACATCATTTTGGTTGTCACTAAGATTGAGGTGAACGCTCCAAAGATCATTGTTGCAATCAAATTGTTTGCGAACTTATCGCTATCGGCAAAGAGAGTTAGTACCCCGAAAACAAGAGTATTGCTGGCACCTAGAATTGTTAGTGTTTTGAGCATTGCGAACTCCAACTTCGCACACCTTAGCAAAATTTCGTCAAAAAATCAAAAATAGGTGACCCCATGGACCCGCTAACAGCATTGGCGGCGATCAAGACAGGTGTGGCTGCGGGTAAGCAACTGCACAATTTGTCTAAAGAGATCGCTGGGTTTTTTGATGCCACCGATGGTGCAAAGAAAGCCCACGCTAAAAAGAAGAACGGCATCTTTGCGACAGCTAACGAAGAGGCCATGGCGACGTGGACGCAAGCACAAAATGCAAAGACAGCAGAAGCTGAACTGCGTGAGTTCATCGTCAACACCAAAGGGTTTTCTGCCTATCAGGAGCTGCTGAAGATACGCCGTGAAGTCATTGCACAGCGCAAGGAAGCAGAGCGGCAGGCGCAGTTAGAGGCCGAAGAACGTGCTGAAATGATAATGACCGTCTTTGCCGTACTGCTTCTCATTGTTGCGGCGGTCAGCGGAGCAGGGGCGTGGCTCTATTACAAAGGATGGATTGATCTATGAACGAACTGATCCCTGACAAACAAGCATACCAAGTCAATAAGCGTCGTATGGCGTGGACTGCGCTTGGTATGATGATCGTCTCTACGATTGCAGTCTTGATAGACCCCGCAAGAATGGCTGAAGCAGATGCTGTGCTGATGATGATGTATGGATCGCTATCCGCACTGGTTGGTGCTTACTTTGGTTTCTCTGGTGCAGGAAAAAAGTGAGGCCAGCAAATCCGTTGGCGTAGACGCTGACCTCACAATGTTTGCCACCAATAGAAAGAAGACGACGGCGGCAAATTAGGTGCCTCGATGTGCGATAGGTAAGGAACACACCAAGGCGTTAGCTCAACGCATCGAAACTGTGCATTCTGAATTACTCAAATGGGTGAGTACAACCACGCTTACGCGGCAGTCTCCTTGTGTTGGCTGAGTAAACGCTAACACCTTTTACTGAAATCACTTAAATGAATTTGACCGAAACATTGTGCGATCAAACATCTTATCGATTTTAGGTGGAGATTGTTTCACAACAAAAGTCGATGCAATTCCTTCTTCTGTTTTTACAGATTTAATTTTGCCATCGTGACTTTTCATGGCTTTTTTACGCTGCTCAGTTGCGCGATCATAGGCTTCTTTGCTTGGGTAAACGGAAGTCAAAGTTGCTGTTGTTGCACCTGTGCGTAGAAACACCAAACAAAGCGCCTCTGGAAAGTTGTTTGGGCCATTAATCGTATAGTGTTTTTCGAGTTCATCGGCAATTTCTTCAGACACGTACTCGATATAATTCATTCGTGTGTAGCTCATCATAAAACTCCCTTTTTTGAAAAGCTAACACCGACCTTAAAAATCACCTAACAGAAAGATCACAGCATGATCGGACAAATACCATCCAGCGTAACTGGACTGGCTACGTCGTGGCTAGACAGTAAGGCGCAGCAAAAACTTCTCGAAACTGAAATAAAGAAGAAGCAAATTCTGCGCATATGTTTGTTAATAGACTAACAACGTAACTTTCAAGAGATGTAACTTCGCAGACACATAAGGCGCGAATGGTTGGATTTGAATTCGACAAAGTCCGCTCCCTATGTCGCACGGCCCATATTCCAACCGCGGATCGTGGACAGCGCGGATCACTATGCATTGTGCGTTAACGCGCAGCGCGCCATGTATCCCACGCCTCTGGCGTATCCAGATCGAGCGTTGGACCGTAATCCTTAAATGAAACGTATTCAATGCGTCTTTTACGCAAAATATTGCGCAAACCGATATCCCCCTGCAGGGTTTCAATATCATCCCAGCTCGATTTCGGGATGATCACCGGATGCCCTGGTTTTCCATCCCGATCCTTGGCCTGAACATAGCGCGTTTCGTCCTCGGCCCACTTTGCGCAGATCTGTGCAAAATGCGTCTCTGTCAAGTCGGGTAAATCACCTGTCAGGATCATCATTCCCTTGGCGGATGTTTCTGATACTGCTGCGCAGGCGCGTTTGATGGATGCGCTCATCCCATCGGCCGCATCGGGTACGTAAATTGGTACGGCCCGCGTATCTGTCAGCAGGTCATGCCGCGGGTGGTTTGGCTCTGGCAATGTTACATAGACCGCGCCACACCCTTGGGCAAAATGTACCAACCGCGTCAGGATAGGCGTGTCCTCCACCACTTCAAAGAGTTTATCACGCCCCCGCATCCGAGAGGAGGCGCCAGCAGCCAATATGACAATCGCCAGTGACACTGGGACTACCCACGCATCCGCGCACCATCTGCATCAAAGAGTGGTGTTGTGATCACGCGCGCCCTGCGCATCTGTCCCAGAATTTCAATCTCTGCCTCTTGTCCGTCGACCGCATGTTCACGTGGGACCAGCGCAAGCGCAATGGATTTATCAGCGTAATGGGAATAGCCGCCTGATGTGCAGAATCCCTTGACTAAGCCATCAATCCAGACGGGTTCATAGGCGACAACATCGGCATCCTCTGCCTCGACTTCAAACGCAACAAGGGCGCGTACACTGCCTGCCTCGCGTTCGGCTATTGCGGCGGATTTTCCAATGAAATCAGCGTCTTTTTTCCAAGAGATAAAGCGATCTATCCCCGTTTCACCCGCGGTGTAATCGGGTGAAAATTCACGCAACCAAGAGCCAAAGAATTTGTCCAATCGCAAGGACATCATCGCCCGCATGCCAAAGGGTTTAAGATCAAAGGCCTGACCCGCAGACCACAGGGCCTGCCACAAGCTGCGCTGATCCATTGTATGACAGTAAATTTCAAACCCCAAATCACCTGTGTAGCTCACGCGTTGGACCACGCAATTCACCATACCGATGGCCATTTCATGCGCATCCATGAATTTCATGGCCGACACATCGCTGCGCGTGACGACCTGTAGCACTTTTGCGGCATTGGGGCCTGCCAATTGGAACCCGTTTACAGTGTCGGATATGTTTTTGATCTGGACATCACCTATTTGGTTCTGCAGGAACCACCGCATGTGATAGGCCTGACTGCCATAACTCGCCGTTAGGCGGAAGTCGGTTTCGGACAGGCAAGAAACAGTGAAATCACCAATCAAACGGCCCTTATGCGATAACATCGGGGTCAGGCTTAGACGGCCGGGTTTGGGTATACGGCCTGCCATGATGCGATCCAACCATGCGCGTGCATCGCGTCCTGTGATGTGGTATTTGCCGAAATTGTGCACTTCATTAATTCCGACATTGTCGCGCACGGCCATAACCTCCCGCTTGGTCGCCTCCCACGCATTTGACCGTCGGAACGATGGCGTTTCATAACGGGGTTCATCCGCCTGTGCGAAATAATTTGGCACCTCTAATCCGAATTGTGCGCCCCATACTGCGCCCATAGTGTCGAATATGTCGTACATGGGTGTTGTGCGCATCGGGCGTGCGGCGGGCAGTTCCTCGTTTGGATAAGATACAGAAAAGCGTTTTTGGTAATTTTCGATTACCTTGGGCAATGTATATCCTGGTCCAATCCAATCGCCAAAGCGGGCCACATCCATCGCCATGGTATCGCGTTCTGTTTCGCCCTCGATCATCCATTGGGCCAACATCAGGCCAACGCCGCCCCCCTGACTAAAGCCTGCCATGACGCCGCAGGCTGACCAATAGTTACGCAAACCGGGGATCGGACCGACCAAGGGGTTGCCGTCAGGTGCAAATGTAAACGGTCCGTGGATCACGGACTTCACACCCGCGGTTTCCAATACGGGGAAGCGTTTATAGGCAAATTCAATACTGTCGTTGATTTTATCAAAATCATCCGCCAAAAGTTCATGCCCAAAATCCCATGGGGTTCCGTCAACCGCCCAAGGTTTGCAGGGCTGTTCATAAAACCCGATGCACAAACCGCGCCCTTCTTGGCGCAGATAGCTTTCGCCTGATGGGTCCATGACATGGGGATGTTCGCTGTCTCGTTCGTAAATCATGGGGATTTCGTCGGTCACGATGTATTGGTGTTCCATCGGGTGCAGGGGTAGGTACACACCCGCCATGGCCCCCACTTCGCGGGCCCATAGGCCGCCAGCGTTCACAACATGTTCGGTGTGAATAGTGTCTTTATCCGTCACAACATTCCATGTGCCATCAGCGCGTTGATTGGTTTCAATGACCTTGCAATGGGTTTCGATTGTGGCGCCACCCATCCGCGCGGCCTTGGCATAGGCGTGTGTTGTACCACTTGGATCAAGGTGACCATCCAGCGGATCATAAAGCGCGCCGATAATCCCATCGGTGTTCGTAATGGGGGCAATATTGCGAATTTCATCTGGGCCAATGATTTGCGTATCAAGCCCCATGTAGCGATGCTTGGCCCGTTCCGCCAACAACATGTCAAAGCGTTCCTGGTTATCCGCCAATGTGATGCCGCCCACGTGATGTAAACCGCAGGACATGCCTGTGATTTCCTCTAACTCGCGATAAAGGCGGATGGTATATCCTTGCAATGCGGCCATATTTGTGTCGCCGTTCAACGTGTGAAATCCACCCGCCGCATGCCATGTGGACCCCGATGTCAATTCCGAACGTTCCAGCAGCATAACATCGGACCAACCCAATTTCGTAAGGTGATACAAAACACTACATCCAACAACGCCACCACCGATGACGACAACACGTGTACTGATTTTCATTTGGTTGGCCTCCAATTCCCGGAAACAATCATTTCCGATTTTGCTGCGGCCCACAACTGGATTGCGAACCCTTTGTGGTGTTAGATAACGAAATAATCACTTCACCGAAATGGAAAGGCGCGACGGAAAATGTCGGGAATAAACAATCCGTACCTGAATTTCCGCATCAGGGTAAGGGCAAACAACTTGGATGGACATTGATATGAAATCGCATGCACAGGCCGTTGTCATTGGGGGCGGCGTTATTGGTTGCTCAATCCTCTATCACCTGACCAAACTGGGGTGGTCCGATGTGGTGATGTTAGAGCGGGAT